GAGGTCTTGCAAGTTGCGCTTGGAATTAAAGAACGCAACATAGCGAACTCGGAGGTTATGGATATGGGTAACATTCTAGAACCAGTCATCGCCACTGAAGCATGTAAACGCCTTGGAATCGATGCACCAAAATTAGATTATCCAGAAGCTTTTGACCATCCTGATATACCCATCAGCTGTTCACTTGACGCCACCGCTGAAGGTGATAGTATTGAGATATCTAACCATATCATTGATAAAGGTATATACTTGATGAACTGCGATAGCATAAAACTAGAGGGTGAAGGCATTATAGAATGCAAAAATACCTCAGGACTGCCGGAAGCTGAACCAGCAGAATGGCGTGGTCCATTGCAGTTGCAAGGTCAGTTCTTAGCAACAAACAAAAAGTATAAATGGGGCGCAGTTGCTGTGTTATATAAAGGCAACACGTTGCGCATCTTTTTATATAAACCTGATGAGAAGCAAATGAACTTTGTTGCTGACTTAGCACAAGACTTTCAGAACAGGATTGACTTGTATAAGAAGAACGAAGAAATCATGTGGTATCCAGTTGAGACTGCTGAAAACGCAGCTGCAACATGGAATGAAGGTTCCGGTGAGGATTTATTCTTACCAGAAGTAGAAAGCACTGCTAAAGAGATTGTGAAGTTAAAAGATCAGATTAAAAAGTCTGAACAAAAACTTAGCAAGCTACAAGCCAGTGTAATGGAAAAGATGCGCGATGCTGAATACGCAACAGCTGGTAAGTATCGTGTTATTTGGAAGAGTGTAAACCGTAAAGAAACTCCGGAAAGAATCATCCCGGCTAAGCCAGCTTACACTTATCGTATGAAAACCCTAACTATAAAGGAAACTAAAGATGAGTCAGGAACTGTATGAAACCGTAATTAGACAAGAAGAATACGAAGAAGACATGAAACGACGCAACAAAGAAATGGACGACTTCGAGTTCTTATCAATTATTAATCGACGTATCAAAGACAAACGACGTCGCAACCTTTTATTAACAACTTATTTTGGAGATGATTATGACGGACAAAACTTCGGCGATTGCTGAGAAATATGAAGAGCTACGCAAGATTGATGTACACAAGCTCGGTATTGTAGAAAAGAAAAAGACTGGCTTCAAAGATCTGGACTATATCTCATGGGCAAATGCATTAGATCTTCTAAAGACACATGACCCAAATACAACATTTACTTATGATACAGATAAGGAAAAGTTTTATCCTGATGGCACAATGATGGTTCAAGTCACACTACATGCTTTAGGTACAGTGCAGACTGAGATCATGCCAGTGATTGCCAATGGCAACAAGGCAATTCAAAATCCTAACTCGCATCAAATCAATACAGCATACAAACGATGCTTAGCTAAATGTATTAGTACTACAACAGGGCTGGGTATTAGTTTATATGCCGGTGATCTAGGTATCAATGAGGAAGAGGATCAGAAGAAGTCAGTGATCCCGGACAAAACTACATTCACTTTGACTGTGAAGCAAAAGTCTACGATGTATAAATCATCACAAGATTTTACTGATGCATACATGAAAGTGATTGAACAGATCATGGAATACGATGCAAAAGATTCTTCTAAGTTAGCTAAGATTAAAGAAATACATGGCGAGCATGCAGACGTCATTAATCGATTAGAAAAAGAGCATCGCGCTCACATATCTAAAAAGATTGGTGGCATCTATGTACAACTAGAAAGTAAGAGTTAATTATGGATACTGCAAAAGACCCTCTATACATAGCATTACATAACAAAAGTTATTGTGATAATGACTGGCGCGGAAAAGTACTATTGGCTATTTTGCAAGTAGCGGTTGACGACTTTCTTAACCCAAAGTCATCGCTTGTTATCAAGAAGCAAGCAGAACATTTCATTTTTAACAGCGATGGCAACATGATGTTTAACTTATGTATGGCAGTGTTGGGTACTACTCCGGAAGTTTTCCGGAATCGTATCCGACACATGAAAGATAACAATTTACGATTAAGGAAATACAGTGAAAGAAAAACTCCTAACTATAATATGTCTGAGTCTGACCTTGAGTTTAGCACAGGCTTGTGAAACGATAACTATATCTGGTGCAGATGGAAGTATTCAAGTATGTACCGTATGTCCGGATACAATAGTGTGTGTTTAAGATAGGGGCGAAAGCCCCTTATCTTTTATACCTAAACAATAATTACTTATTGCAAACGTACATGGTTACTTCGAAACCAAAACGCATTTCAGTAGCTGCTGGTTTTGTCCACATAATGTTCTCCTTAGTTAGTTGAATACCCATTATGAACCTGTATTACATGTATTACAGTGCTAAAAACTAGGATATACGCCTAAGGCTTTTCATGAGAGTCGCTGTTACACGATCGGTATTTTTTGATACCTTACCATAGGTTACATTGAGATCGTGCAATACAGAGCGATTGTGGAGGTCGTTTTTAGTGAGTGACTGTTGGTTTTTCTTTAACGATGTATAAATCCATACCTTCGGCATGAATAAGAAGATAATCGCCTTCTTCCTCAGAAAATTCTATCTTCACCATGGATTGTTCACCGTCTTCTAAGATTTCAATGTTCCAAATTTTCTTTCCGATGAGTTCATCAACAGCGCGAGCTTGTTCAGAATCCAGCTCAGAGATTATACTATCTTCCTTATCCATTTACCGTCCTCGTTAAGTACCATAGGCATCAATTTTGGTTGCCCTTCTATGATCATACCACAGCCAACGATAAATCTATTCTTAAAATTCTTTGCATAATCAAATGCCATAGACTTTTGTGAAGTCAAGCATCCAACTTGCATTGACCAGATCAGTGCATCTGGATTACTAAAGTATCCAATACTAAATTTAGAATGATAGTGACCTTGAATTACATGACACCCCATCTGCATTGAGAGCCGGAGTACATCGGCGGACATGCCATGAGTAAAGAAAGCACGTGTGCCATCAGACAATGTAATACGTAAATCATCCACCCACTTCCACTTTTGACTGACGTTGAGATACTCATTATATGAACGAAGATAATCAACAGGTAGTCCATGTTTTAATGCACGTCGGTACACCAAGGATGAATGATTAGAATGTACTAGAGTCATCTCCGGGAAGATTTTTTCTAACTCTTTAATGTATCTTTTAGAACAACGTAATTCATCGCCAGCTGACATCAAGTCAGGATTGCTATCATGAAAACTGAGTGCGTGCTGATCTAATTCATCGCCGATATTTACAACTAAGTCTGGCTTGTATTTCTTTTTCAATGCTGTAAGAAAATCAAACGCATCAGGATGATGATACGGAATATGTAAATCTGAAATGACTAGGACTGATTTGTACTTCATAAGTTCCTCCGGTGTATATCTCTCAGTTTACCAAAAGATATATCTAGGTCAACTCCGGGTGCGAACTCCATACTTATCAATGATGAGTACTTGTCGACGAGCGTCTTCTTCTTTAATTGGAAATGAAATATGAATCCACGATTGATGTTCTAAAATCAATTGATCAAAAGGGATAGATGACTCAGCGATAACCTCAAATACCCGATCAACGTGAGCATAACGATCACAAGTAAAATCACAAGCAAGACCAAGGATATGCTGACTGGTTCTTTTTGATCCCAGTTTATCATTGAGATCTTCACACCTAAAACCACTACTAACAATAATAGGCATACTATCAAGCTGAGTCCTAACAAGTTCCATTCCCTTCGCTAAAATTTTTAAGTTCTCTAACTGCATGTCATTTGGTTTGTTATCAATACCATGACGTGCCGCTAATTGTGACCTTGTCATTTCTAACAAGGAAAAATTCTGTGACAGTTTCACTTCGTTAAGCCCTTAGACTTTTCCCAACTGCGCAACCCGGATAAACCTAGTAATGCTATTGTTAATTCCATCATCACATCAGTATGTAATACAGGTAATACTATATGAATGCCAAGTAATGCACACACCCACTGAGCCACTGGGGCGATAACAAACACCCAAGCAAAACCAAAACCAGCGACCCAGCCAAGGAAAGGACGCCAACCAGCAACCCAAATAGAGCGATGGCTAGCTTCAATCTTATTTGTCTCAGCCTGAGCAAGATTAATCTTCGATGCATTATCGATGAGAGCTTTCTCAATATCAGCTTTTGCTTTAGCTTTTGCATTGTTGTCAGGAATAACTTTATCAAGTACATCCCCTATTATACCTACAATTGGCGCCCAAATCATTTGTCTCTCCATACACTACTCATTGCTAAACATAGTAGACCAGCACCAATGCCTGTTACACATGCTTCTGTTGATGGTCCACCGAAACCTGATGGATGTAACAAGAAGTCTGCAACAGCTGTGAAGAATCCAATTGTACCA